AGAAATCTTGAAATCTGTATCAATCATACATCGATAAAACCAATTATTCATGGTACAATTACCAAACGAGTTGAGAAAACCCGTCATCCATTGACCAGAACCATTAGCATAATTCATAAAATAACTTCACACGTTATAATCAAGAGTGGTCCCACCGAGGACATAGTAATACAATACAGATACCAGTTCTTCACTGGATCTGTCCACTGCACATACCATCGCACAGCTATATACAAACCATACGCAAACACTTGACGAATACTAGTATCAAAATTAGAAAAATCACCTGCCCAGAACAAAGCATCTGGAATAGAAAGCAACTTCTTACGAAGTAATTCCCATTCATTCCCATGAGGGTTAATTCCAATGCATACATCTGAGGTGCCTCGATGAACTTTCATAAAATCTATTATATCACCCATAATCATTATCGTGACAATAAGGTGAACAATACAACCAACATAAAAAAGACGAGTTTTACCCGCATATACACGCGGCAAATCTCTAGTCTCATCCTTTAAACAAGCTTCCATGGCTTGTTTAAGGGTATAACCTTTATCCATCTTTTGAAATGTTTTATCTATAGCAACGTCAAGATCTGGATGTATCCATCCAATTTCCTTGTTTATAAATTGCTCTCTCTTAGTAAAACCTCGTACCTTTCCCCAATAAGAAATCGATGCTTGCATATCGAGTCTTTCGATAGCTTCAAATTTACTCAACATCTTAAATTCTTTTCTAACATTAGGGAAGAAGCCTTGAAAAGCAGCTTCTGGTTCATTTTCCATAAACTTAATGAACTTAGGATCAATCATAGTAACAGGTGCAGACACAACCTTTGCTATAGCATTCTGCAAGGGTTGAACCTCCTTTACACTTCCATCCTCTTGCTCAACTATTGTTTTCTTTAACAACGCAGGAGCAGTAGAGACGGGGTAAATGGGAGGAATTTCCACATTACCTTGGAAAGGAGAAGGAATAATATTAGTTTCAGAAGGTATAACACTGGGTTTTTTAAGACTGCCCATAGATACCAATCTTCCATTATATTCTTGTCTACGAATAGAAGTCATATTATCCATAACATGAGGTGGCATATACAAACCTTGTTGATACACAAATTTCCCTTGCGCCTCATAAGCGAGCACACGGGGAAGATCTTCTTCAGTCAAAACATTAATAAGCGAATCATCTCCTACTCTTCCAATATGAAAACCAATAACATAAACATTGTTGGTCACCACATCATAAGCAAC